GAGCCGAATGACGTAGTAAGGCCGCGTGCTCACCAACGGGCTCGGGAGTGAGCCGGTCGCGTAGGTCCAGAGCAGTGCGCCCGTGTAGAGATTGTGCGTTGCGCTCGCCGTCAGGATGTTGCCCGAAACGGACGAGATCGTGCCTTGCAGCCCATTGGTCGCGTTGCCGCTGTGGTTGCCGACAAAGGTGTTCTTCCACGTCGAAATGACCTTCCACGACGGTCCGAAACTCGCGTAAGTCATGTTGTGCGAGAAGTCGGAGTCGGCAATGTCGTCCAAGAGGATTCCGCGGCCGGATTGGATGATGTTGTTGCGGAACAGCAGGCCGTTGATGTCCCTGAACCATGCCGACGGACCTTTCGCGGAACCGAGATAACAGTTGTCGATGGAGATGTTCCACATGTGGCGCGCCTCGATCAGCGGCCGGAATGTGTTGGTCTGGTTGCTCTCGTTGCCATGAACGATCAGGTTTTGCAGGCCGGAGTTGAGGAATCGTTTCTCGGCCGGCGTGGTGCCGTCCCACATGGAAATGTTTTCCTGCCGGACATAGCCGCCGGTCGAATCGAACCGGATGGCCGTGATGTCCGCCCCGTTTTCCAACGCGACGCCGCCGGAGTAGCCGCCCTTGTAGAGGGTGGCATTGGTCACGATGGTGGCGGCTTCCGTGTAGATGCTAGGGCGCGCAGCGATAAGTTTGGTGTTACGCTTTACGACGAGCGTTTCGCTGATGCGATAGAGTTCCGGGAAGAACACTTCAGCGCCGTTCAGCGTGCTGGCGTAGTTCACCGCTGCTTGCAGCTTCGGTGAGTTCTCCGCGCCGTAACCGGCCCCGGCGGTCGGCCCCCACCAGCGCACGTCGAGCAGAGGGCTGTTGACCACGCGCTCGAAACAGAAGGTTGCGCTCAGCGCCGACGGGAACCAAATGCCGTTGTCAAAGGTGATGCCGTTGGTGGTCACGATCCTGAAATCGCCGCCCTGCGAACCTAGGACCCGGAACGACGAAAACAGGTCCGAGTTCAGCGGGTTCACGCTGTTGGTCATCGTCGCGATGTCTGGCACGCTGCGGACGCGGGCGCGGACCGAAGTCGCGGTGAGTCCAACATTCAGGGCCATTCCGTAATCAACTCCAAACACCAGCTCGGGCTCGTCGGCGAGGTTGTAGTTCAGTCCGCCGCTGAACGTGAGGTTCACGGCGGTGCTGTTTGAAACTACCCCATTGTTTAGCGTCAACTTCACACCAGGAGCCAGCGCCCCAGCCCCAAGCACCCCAACATTGGTGGATACCGTGACAGCCTTGAAAGGCGTCTGGCCAAAAGCGGAAAAGGCGACCACGCAGGCCGCCAGCAGAAAGTTGCGAATCTTGCTCATGTAACCTCGATGATCGAAATGGAGATGTTGTTTGGGTCCGCGTCGTCCACCACCAACTGGTAGGGCTTGCCGGAAGTTGACGTTACAGCCCCGGACAGCAGCGGTCCCAACGTCGCGGCGATGGATGTCTTGTTGGCCTGAATGCAGTCCATCGTGACCTTGCACGACCACTTGTCGCGGAATTTAAGCCCCCAGTCCTGGTTCTTGAACGGCCCTGAAGATTGTTCGCTCATTTGTGTGTGTCTCCCAACAGCCCAAACGTCTTGGCGGCCTTGGCCCCAATCATCCCGCTTCCAACCGAAAGCCCCACCAGCCAGCCCCAAGCCTTGTTCAGGAATCCCTCATGCTTGTCCACCAAGTCCAGCTTCGGCTGGACAACCTTCTCAAGGATCGTGTTGGTCCGGACGTTCTCCGCCAGAATCCCGTTGAGACACGATTGCAGTGAGTCCAGCCGCCTCATCGCGGAGTCCAGTGCGTCTTTCTCAGGATTTCCCATGGGTTTTCAGGGTTAGGCGTGGGTCAGCACCACCGACCCGCTGGCCAGCTTCACTTTCGTAAAGTAGCCCACCAGCTCCGACCCGGCCGGGAAGGTGACCGTAGTCCACGGCCCGCCAAGGTTGTGGCCCTCCAGCGTCGTGAACTGGGTTCCAGTGATGAAGCGGATTCGACAGAACTTGCCGGAATGCTCGGTAGTCCCGGTGATGATGTGGAGTCCATGGAATCCTACCTGACCGGATGGGACTAGCTCAGGAACCCCATTCAGCGCGGGGTTCACAGTGGTCCTGTCTACACGGGTTTCAACAACCGCTACTCCGGTTGATCCTAGATTTTCTATGTCGAGTGCCATTGGGTTGAACCTCCGGCAGGAAGCCTCCTACGCTTTATCGTTATAGGCAAGCGGGGAGTTTCAAAACGAAAGGGCCGCCCAGTTGCCTGAGCGACCCAATGCATGAAACAAACAAACAGAACGACCGGCCGAACGGGATTACGTTGCCACGGCAGTTGTGGGTGTCAATGGGGAAGATTCGGGGAGCCTGTCCGACTTGGACTGGTTTTCGTATCCCCAAAGCGGCTGAAGGTTTGTGAAGTGCGTAGCCTTTCGCTGCTGCTCTGGGTCGGACAGCTTGAAGCTTGAAAGTGGAATGATGTGATCTATGTGCCAGCCGCGATAGCCGTAGTTGCTCCAGCTCATCCCGGGTTTGAACTGCTTTTCCAGGTGGGCCTTTAACTCTGGAATCGTGCAGCCAAGCATTGCCAGCGTCTTGGAGTGCTTGCGGACTCCTTGGGAGCGAATCGCATCCCCTAGTCGGCTTCGTATTGTGCAGGCTATCTTAAACTCAATGCAGTTTCGCCGTTTTTCCTGCATGTATTTTGCCCTCCTTTTTCTGATCTCCGGAACAATATCAGCCGGCAGTTCTGAAACCGTTTTCCTTTTTCTCTTCAGGCCGGCCAGCGCCATCGCCTTGTCCCTTATCCTCCCAGCGACTAGTCGCATCTCCTTGGAAATCTGTTTCTTGATGTGGTCAGGGATAGGCGGGTAAACGCAGAGCACCCAGTTCTTGTGGTGTTCCTTTTGGGCTATGCGGCGCCCCTTCTGCCTCCGGAGCCTTTCGTCGCGGGATATTGCACGGCTCGGCTTCTTGATGAGATTGCTCCCGGCAGACTTAGCCCTGTTCCTTCCGGCCGCGTGGGCCTTCTCAAGCCTGTCGGCCTCAACCTTTACCCGGAGCGCATACTTCATCGCGAGTATGCAACCGGCGGCGTAGTAGATGAGGCCGTCTGGGGTTCGGAATTCGTCGGCCCCAATCACATCGCCATCCTCCTCAACCCGTCGCTTCACGTATTCCCAGTTTTTTTGAGACAGCATTAAGGCATACGCTTCTGGGTTTTCCTTGAGCTTTTCGTAGTCAGATTTCATCTGCGGATTATCGTCCGCTTATTCGGTATGCCTGTCAAAAACAAAAAGGCCCCCGGCTTGCGCCGAGGGCCAAAACCTCAGTTTTGCTCAGGTTTTTAAGCGTCGTTGCTGGGATCGTTACCCTTCACGTCCGAGTAGCTGGAGCCGGCCTTGAACTCCGCTTCCGGGGTCGTGAATGCAAAGTTCTCCAGGATCAGCGAAGCTGCTGGACATTTCGCGTGGCAAACCCATTTAAGCAGGTAATGCCGGATGGACCGCACAGGGTTATCCATGCGGCAGAAGTAATCGCCATTGATCTTGGCCAAGTCCTCAATCCCACCGCTGGACAGATCGCGGTAGCGAGAGTCGATGACGCCCATCTCAATGGTGTCCCACGCCAGAATCCACAACCACCGGCCAGAATTGGACAGCGTGGCGGACTCGCGGGTGTGGGCATTAACGATGTCGTCGAAGGACTCATGGGAGACGACACGCAGCGTGACACCGGCCGGGTAATCCAGCTCGAAGTCAGTGAACAGGAAGCCCAGAGGGGTCTTCTCGGCCTTCGGGAACGCCGGGAAGTTCGCTTGGACCCGCAGATCGCCGCCGTATTGGCTGCGGAGATAGGCGTAAAGAGCTTTGACGAACAACTGCCTGAAAGCAGAGTCAGTTACGATCTCGATGATCTTGCTCTGGAGGCCGTTGGACTTCCGGATACGATACATCGTGTAGATGTAGTCCTGAAGTTCGGGCCAGTTAATCATGTCGCCCTGGAGGTCCAGCACGCGACCGCACTCGGCCAACTGCTCATACACGCCCTGGGTGTAGGCGCGGCGCTCAACGCAGCGGCCTTCAATTCCCGGGAGGTAGATGTATTCCCCGAACACCTGGTCGGAGCCGGAGTTGATCTGCTCCAGATTCGGCCAGAGGGATTCGGTCTGGTTAGCGTCCTTCTTGCCGAACAGGAAGGAGTGGGTGAGCTTGTTCCGGAAGTCGGTGAGGACCTGCCGGTTGTATTCGCCCTCTTCCACGTTGTAGTATTCCCGGTAGAGCGGGTTGTTCTCCAGGAGATACTTGCGGAACTTCTGGGTGTGCTCGTCGTTGCAGATCGACCAGCGGCTGTTCTGGAGCCAGATGAGGTAATCGCTGGTGGTGTTGAGGCGCGGCAGGTTGTTGCAGCGGGACTCGTAGGGCGAGCTGTTGTTGGCCAGCGTGATGGCGACGCCTGCGGTGGGGAACTCCAGCTTGCCGGACGCGAGGGCCGAACCGGTATTGCGGGACTTCACATACACGCGGACGTAATCGCCCTGAATCTTCGAGTATACGACGCGCCAGTTGGTGCGGGTAGCGAGGCCGGCGGTGGACTTGCCGGAGATCATGATTTCGTCACCCACGGCGAACCAGGCGACATCCGAGGGGATGGAGGTCTGGGACTGGAGGTCGAAGAACGCATCGGCGGTGGTGCCATTGACGCTCACGGAGCCGTTGGTGGCGGTCTTCACGGACCAGAACAGGTTGTTGATGATGCCCTTGCGGCGGACGCGCAGGAACGGTTCAACCTCGGTGATGCCGGAGTTGAGGCGCTTGTTCGCCTTCACTGCGGTCTGGTAGGACTCGACGTTGGCGATGATGAAGTTGTAGAGGGCATTCTCTTCAACCTGACACGCCTTGCCCATCATGTCGGCTTCCAGCAGGGTGCCGATGCCACGGAAGCGGCCACCGCCGTCCGTGAAGATGGAGTCCAGTTGGGTATCCGAAACGGGGGCGACGTTGCACAGCGTCAGGCCACCGCACGAATCGTAATCGGTCCGCAGCAGCGGAGAGCACTTCTCGAAATAATCAGCCATAGTAGGTCCTTGTTACAGGACCCACTTTTCACCAGCCGAACTTCTTTGCGAAGCCGCCCTTGCCTTTTAGCGCCTCGGACTCTCCAGCGGACGGGGCTGGTGGGGGTGCGCCTGAGCCACCTACCCGGACGGAACGCTGCTCGTAGGGCTGCTGTGGCGGCTTATCCTCCTGTTTAGGGGTGGAGGATTGGGAAGACTTTGGTGCCGTATTCTGGACATACCCACGGCGCTTGGCCAGTGCATCGGCCCGTTTTACCTCGGCGGCGTAGGTTTCCTTGGCCTCATAAGCCATCCGTTTGTTGACAAACTCGACGACCTCGTTCTCCCCGATATACCAGTGGCGGGCACGCTGGCGGTCGTCCATCTTGGAATAGGCGGAGATGGTGGCGAACCGCTTGCCGTCGCGCACTTGGTCGTCGGCATCCATGGAGGAAATCTGCTCCTCAAGACTGCTGACCAGCTCGCCAACGGCTTGGAACACTGGGTTGGAGGCATCGGCTGGATGGCCGGAGTAGAGCAAGGAAGCGCCTTGAGCCAGCGGGAACCAGCGATTGGCGGACTCCGTGAGAATCTCCGCGGCAATGGGGTCTTCATCGGCCAGCTTGCTCAGGTCCTTGAGCTTGGCGAATTCAGGGTCGATGGCGGCGGCAGCATTGCGACCAATTTCCACCAATGTCTTCTCGATCTTCGGGGCTGCGGATGCCTTGGCGGTGTCCTCCTGCTGCTTGCGCCGGACGGGCTCAAGCTCCTTACGGACACGCTCCTCGACGGATTTCTCGGCCTGCTCGCGGATAAGGGCTTCCTTGGCTTCCTCGAAATCCTCCTCGTCCACCTGCGGCTCGTTCTTCTCGTAGAAACGGGAATGGGAATCGTCATCCGGCTCGAACTCGCTGTCCGGGTTGCGCTTCTCCCACTCGGCTTGGTAGGCGCGTTCCTTCTCCTTGAAGTCCAGGAATGCCTTGGACGCCTCCTTGTAGTTGGGATTGATCTCCTCCAGCTTCTTGAGCCGGGCGAACATCTTCTCGTCGGACTTGCTGAGCTGGGGCTTGGCGGCCTCGGGCTTCTCCGGGGCTGCCTTCTCGGATTGCTTTCGGATGGCCTCTACAAGGGGCTTCTGGGCCTCAGCAAGGGCATCCACCAAATCTTCCTTCGTCTCCTTCTTGGCCTTGCGCTTGACCACCTTCTCTTCCTCGGGTGGCTGTTCCTTCTTCTCGGCCTTGGGTGCCTCGGCTTTCTTTTCAGCCTTGGTCTCGACGGGCTTCTCGTCTTCCTTCTTCTCCTCGGGGGCGTTGTTCATCCGGCTGAACAGGGACCGTGCTGCGTTCACAGCTTTCCCGGCGGCCTCCTCGCGTGTCTCCCGGACCTTTGGTTTTTCCTCGGCGGGCGGGGTAATGGCGATCTTTGATTCGGCTGCGGCTTCGATAGGATCAGGCATACGGCAATTCCAGCGTTACATGGCTCATGGGCGCGTCTTCTTGGCCCATTTCGTTGAGGACATCTAGGGCTATCTGATAGCGAGTTGCAAGGCTCAATTTACTTTGGGCACTCTGCGGAACCTCGCCGAAAACGAGCTTCGTGGACCATCTCATGGACTCGTTTACGAACTCAGCTTCCAGCTCTGCTATCCTGCCCGCGAGGACTGCCCGGAACTTGAAGGCTGCGTCCTCCGCCAACCACATCTGGATGGGGTCGGTGGCGGACCTTGTAAGCTCCCGCTTCTTGACGGTTATCATTGCATCGGGGCTTGCCCGGTAATCGTCTGGTCAATCCCCTTAAGCACCCCGGCAATCTGGTCAATCTGCCCCTGCTGGGAAGCTGTGACGCCGGCAACCTGCGTGATGGCTTGCTGGTTGGCTTGCTGGTCCACCTGCATCTGCTGGGCAATCTGGGCAAGGGCCTGCTGGGTGGGCTGGACTTGCTGCATGATGCCCATGAGGGCCTGCTCAAGCTGGGCCTGCTTCTCAGCCAGAGGGACAGCCACAGCTTCCTGAATCTGCTGGCCGGCCTGTTGGAGGGCCTGACCCACCACCTGCTGGCTGACCTCGGCGGCGATCTGCTGCATTGCCTGCATAGCGGCTTGCTGCTGTTGGGCTTGGGCTTCCTGGGCCTGCTGCTGGTTCTCGGCGGCGTTCGGGTCCTTGAAGTTGCTCGGGAGGCGGAAGTCCACCGGGAGCTGGAACCATTGGGTGATGTCGTTGAACCGGTCGAACAGGAACTTCACGCCGACGGTCTGGACGATGGCTTGGTTGCTCAGCATCCGGTCGAAGAAGGTTGTCATCAGCTCAGCCACCTTTGGCTCGTTGATGCGGCCGGACGGGTCCTTAAACATGCCGATGCCTTCAAGGATGAGGGCGGACTTGGGACCGCGGACACCAACCGAGTGGGTTCCGTCCTCTTCCAGCTCAAAGCCCATCTCCTTGAGAATCTTCGCCCCATCTTCAGTGAGGTCGGCTACTTCTGCCAGCACCTCGTCGGAATCGTAGGCCAGCATCGCCTCGTATAGCATCTTCGCCCGGGCTGCCATCGCCTCGTCGATATAGGAGCCGGTGAGCTGGAGGCGTTGGGAGGTGTTGTTTGAGATCGTGATGACCTCCGTGGCGGACTGTTGATGGGAAGCTGAGGCTCCGATTTCCTGCGGGGAAAACCCGAGCGCCCGTTCCACCATCGACAGCAGGGCTGTCACGGCGTTCAGGACTTCCTGGGTTGACTGGGGCTGGAGCGGAAGGGGAGTGAGGGCCTCACCGACCCCGCCCTTGCCCATGTTGCGAAGCTCCCGGGCGTCGTAGGGGACGAACTGGATGCCACGCAGGGCGTTCTCCGCGTCGTTGCGGATGGTGTCGATGGTATCCTTGGAGAGGATGTCCTGATCGTAGGCGACGATGCGGGTCAGGTTCTTCTTCACCGACAGCAGGTATTGGGACAACAGGTTGCCCATGTGGTCCTGATACGGAAGCAGCTCAAGGCCGATACCAGTGACCCGGCCCCGATTCCCGTCCGCGTCGTATTGGTAGACGTTGGCCGGGCAATAGGGGAACGGCTTGACGTGGATGACCTTGCAGCCGGCGTAGACGAAGCGATGCCACACCGGGCGGTCGTAGTCATACAGGCCCCAATCCTTCGGGATGATGCGGTGGAACATCACCGTCACGTCGATGGCGGAATCCTTGTCGGACGAGTAGTTGTAGCGGAAGGCTTCCTGGATTCGGTCGTTCTGAGGCCCGATCAGCTTGTCCGGGAACTTGGCCGCACAGGGGTAAAGCTCCTGATAGAGCTGGAAGAGCCCGGAGGAGCGCCACTTGGAGTTCGAGCCAATCTCGATCTTCTCTTTGTTCCAGTAGGCCGGCTCGGCATTGACATCTATCAGACGCTGGATGGTCCAGTATCCGGCATAGCTGACACCCGAATCGGTGTTGAGGGTATGGAGCGGCTTGGTCAGGTCCCAGAAAGTCCGGCCCGGGTGGGGGATGGTGAACGGGATGCCCGACTTGGTTACCGTTTCTTTACCGTTAAAGACGTGCTTTTCCGAGAACCAGGAGTCCTCGGCGAAGTTCATGCACACGCCGTAGAGGAGGCTGTTGTGGATGGAATCCCGCTCGTAGGCTTGGTAGCCCATGTCCTGCGTCATCCGGCGGATGCGGGAGGTGATGATGCGGGTTTGCAGCTTCCGCTTCATCGACAGCATCGTGGGCTCCAGCTTGTAGAGCGGGTCCACGTTGCGATCATTGAACAGCTTGGCCCACCGGGCTTTGTGGTAGGCCATCACCAACGGCACGTAGATGGTGAAGAAGGTGGGGAGATGGAGCTCGTAGGCTTGGGCCGCCTTGTCGCACCGCTTCCCGTCACAGCCAATCGGATTCCCGTTGGCGTCCGCCTTGCCGGTGAGCATGTGGTCCAGCCCCCAGTCCTTGGCGACGTTCAGCAGCTCCTCGGGGCCGACGTTCTTGCTGATGAGGCCCTTGACCAGCGTGTAGGGAATCTGGTCCTGACTGACATCGTAAGCCTTGTCGATGGCCCAGAACTCCCGGGACCGCTGGAGGGAGCGGAGAACCCCGTCGTCGATGCGGCTGACGTGGAGATCAATCAGCTCGGCCACCTTCGGGTGGGACTTCTTCAGGACATGGGTATCCTTTTGGAAGATGGTCTTGAGGGCCTCTTCTGAATAACCCTTCTTTTCAAGTTCTTTGAGATCGAGCATAGGGACAGCTTGCGGTTACGTGCGAGGTGGATTGCGTAGGCTTCCATTGCCTGCCGCGAGGCTCGCCCCTCGATACGGACAACAATGCGCGGGCGGATTATGACGCCCGGAACTGGTTCGATCAGGAACCCCGCTAATTCGTTGATGGCTGCAAGCGACCATACCAGCTTGTTCGCTACCCGTTTAGGGACCAACTTGGATGCGTGGATGCCGATGGCAAGCGACCCATCCTTGGAGGTCTGGACCAGAATCTTATGATTCTTGGCCATCTTTCTCGGAATCCTCCTCCGATTCAGCTCCCTCCAACTCCATGGAAACCACGTCGAAATCCACGCTCTTGCCGTATTCGTCGTCCCGGATGCCGGTGACCTTCAGCATGATTTCGCCCTCGATCTCGGTGCCGACCTTGGGTAAGTCCTTGCCGAATACCGCCGCCAGCGTCTTGTCGCGCAAGCACAGCTTCGGGTAGGTCTTCTTCTTTGAATTGTCCGTAGAAGGTTCCGGCATAGGAACCGTCTTTTCGTAAGATTCGCCTAAATCCTTCATATCTGGGGTGGAAGTTGCCCCTTGCATGTGGCAAAGTAAAGCACAGATGGACGACACTTACGGGCTACCTCCGATGAACCAGAAGGGGGCGGATGTGCTGAACAATTACGACCGGTTCCTGCTGGTGGATGGGCCGCGCCGGGTCGGGAAGACCATCGCCGTGGCCGACAAGATCATCCGCCATGCCTGGGAAAATGACGGGGCGGTGGTGGGCATCATAGCCCGCACACTGCGTAACGGCGAACTGGGCGTGTGGGGCGACCTGGTGAACACAGGGAGTGGGCGTCTCTACGCTTGGAACAAGAGCGCCGGCCTGAAGATCACCAAGGAGCCCTCCATTTCGGCTACGACCAAAATGAGCTATTTCCGGATCAGAAACTACTACGGCGGGGAAAGCGAGGTCCAGCTCCACTCCCTCGAACACGACCATGAGGTTGAGCAGAAGCTGAAGGGTGTGAAATTCTCGCTTGTGAATCTGGTGGAGGCCGACAACTTCAAGGACGAGAACGTATTCGCCACGCTTTCCCAGTGCTTGCGGTCGATGGTTGTGCCCCGGGAACGCCAGCAATTCCTGCTGGATACCAACCCGGCGATGGAGGGGAAGCGCCATTGGATTTACAAGCGGTTCATCGAGAACAAGATCAAGGACCACGGGCGCATCCACTGGACGATTGAGGACAACTCCTTCCTGACGGCCGACGAGAAGCAGGAAATCCACGACACTTACGCGAACGACCAGAACAAGCTGGCCCGCTACTACTACGGGGAGTGGGTGGATTTCGTCACGGAGGGAACTACGTTCGAGGATGTGTATCGAGAGGAAACCCACATCGTCCCCACGCTCACGTCCGAACGGGACCGCATGGAATGGGAGCTGATTGACCCACCCCGGGAATCCCACGTATTCCACACGGGCTGGGACATCGGCAACCTCAACACCGCCTGGGTGATGGGGGTTCCACGGTCGGTGGACGGGGAGATTGCCTTCGACATCATCGACGAGCAGGTGTGGCTTCAGGAAACCAAGCGGGGGCTCAGCAACTTCACGGAGGTAGTGCTGGAGAAGATGGGGTATTGGGAGGAACGGCGGGCAGCCTGCCACGGGAAAGCCCCGGTCCTCTGGCAGCATTGGTCGGACACGTCGTCCATGAACCAGTCGATGACCATCAACGGCACGGAAGCCATGCTGATCGAGAAGTATTCCGAGGGGAAGATTCGGCTGCTGCCCGTCCGCAAGGGCCGCCACTCCGTTGCAGCCCGCCGGGACCTCCTCCATCGGCTCCTGTTCGAGCAGCGCATCTTTGTGGGGTCCAACTGCCAGCGCGTCCAGTCCATGCTGGAGCAGATACGGCCCGGAACTGGCACTAATGCGATTGACCCCCACTCGGAACACAAGCACATTTTCGACGCGCTGACCTACATGCTTTCCTGCGCTGTCCCGAGCGAGCTGAACAAGCGCGTCCCCGGAGCCAGCAAGCCCAAGCCGACGGTAATGATCCTGTGAGTGAATTCGCCATAACCACCGACCGCCAACTCTGGGTCATGGAGTGCCCGGAATGGGCCGTCCCCTTCTACGCCACCGGGGGCACCGTCGATGGGAAGCCCCATTGGGCCGTCCTGCTCACCGGAGCCGTCCCCATTAAGATTCGCAAGCTGGTCGGGGAGCTGGTCCGCGCCAACTCCATCTCCGGTAACGCCTCCATGCCCATCGTGGCTGACGAATGGTGGAAGGAGGTGGCCCATCCGGTCTACGGTATCACGCCGCGATACCACGAACGCTACGAGGGCATCAACAAGTCCGCCAAGGCCATCAAGTTCGACAAGCTGAAATGCAGCGAGGACGACGAGGTGAGTGATGAGGCGTTCGTCAAGGCCGCGTGGAAACGGTCCGCCATCGCCGACCTTGCCACCTTCAAGGCCGTCTGGATCGCCATTACGCAGGAGATGCCACGGTGGATGGTGGGGGACCTCAGGCACGTAGACTTCGGGTTCGGCCAGCTCCACGCCTTCCCGTATAGGGCAAATTGGAAGCAGATAGTGCTCAGCAGATTTCCCAACGCTCTCCGCCGCCTCCGCGACAAGGAGCTGAGGAAGTCCGCCGAGGAGACTGAGCTTCCGGCCCTCCTCCGCAACGTCGTCAACTGCGCCATCGAATCACAGGGGCCAGTGAGCAGCTTCCAGTGGACTCTGGAGGTCACTCCCAACCCGGAATGGTTTGCCTACACAAGGAATGTGGAGGCTGACCGCGCAAAACTCGTCAATCGTCATGGATACACAACGTCATGGGGCTCCATCATCACCCGCCTCTATCCGAAAATACTCTCGGTTTTCCACAGGTTTGTGGCGCAAACGGCTCTCCCGGCTGGCGCATTATCTAAGGGTGATGGGCCGGGTGGCAGTTACCTCCTTCCTTACACTGGGAACCGCCGAGGCACTCCGGTTGGGGTGGATTTATGTCAGGTCGATCCTGTCACTGCGGGCGGGGACGAACTTGTTGACGACCGAGGCAGGAGGGCTTTGGTGGTTAAGGCTAAGAACGTGCAATCGCTGCCCGTATTACAATTCAAGTCTAAAAACCTGCGGGACTCCAGGGGAGATATTTCCCGCATCGAATGGCAGGGAGGCGATGAGAATGGGCTGCTGGTGCAGGTGTCCCGAGTCGGCGAGGGACAGAAGGAAGACGTGTTGGTTACGGGACATGGGTGTGGAGGGAATGGGATGGGTAGAGTAGAAATAGAAACGCCACCAACTGATGGTGGCGCTCCGATTGGCTAGCATTTTTTGCCGCCCTTTTTCGTTCCCTTGCCCTTCAAGAAGTAATCACCTCCTTCAGTTGGTTGTTTGCGTATGAAAATTTCCCGATCTTGATCCAGTATGATACCGTTTTTCGGTTTACGCAAAAATTCGCAGCGGCCTGATTTATGCTTTCAAAAATCAACCCGGTCGCAGATTCAAAAACAGGACGCCTGTGGTGTTTCCCTATTTGGTGCCGAAACTGACTGGACATCATCCGAATTTTAGCAGCCTTTCCTATTTTTCCTTTGTGTTCTTCGGACAGCGGCCTGCCGGTGTTTGCGGCGAGAAGTTTTTCACGATTATGCTTCGACATTGGCTTGCCGAGCCTTGCGACCGACATCTTCTTGCGGGCCTCAGCGGACGGAACCCTCCCGAGCATGGATGCTCTCATTTTTTCCCTGGTCTCTGCTGACGCGTTCAAAATTCCATCACCACCGTCGCTTGAATTTGTCAATCTACATCCAGTTTTGCGAAAGTGATTTATCCAAAACCGCTCACGCTCTTTCCAGTTTTCAGGAGTCGCTGTCTCAACATGAAGAATAACTGGGCGCTTATTTGCAGCAAGAATTGACCGGACCCATCGCGCCTTGTGGTGCTGCTCGAATTTTGAGTCGTAGATATGACCCCTAAGACGCTCCTCCAGCGACTTGCTCGTAAACCCAACATACCTCACATCCAGAGTATCTGGATCATGCAGTGTGTAGATTTTGTAGGGCTCAGCCATATCACTCCAGCTTCCAAATCCGGATTATGGTTTCTTCGGGCTCCGGGCTTTTGATTTTTGTCTGGAAGACTGCGCCTTCGGAGAAAGCCTCTTTGTCGTCAAGTATTGCTCCAGCGTAAACGCAAGCGTCTTCAAGAGCTTTGGTTCCGCCGTAAAGGTTTGCCCTTGGGTCGATGAGTCTTCGGCGGCGGCTTTCAATGCTGATAAAACAGCGCGCTGCGTGGCCTCTCTCTCCTTCTTTCGCTGCCACCTGTTCTGTGCAAGTAGGACGTTCAGGCTCGGAACTTTCCTGTCCACACGCAAGACTATCCACGGGTCCCCCTCCGGGACTTTTGGCAGTGGTGGGTGAACCCATTTTTCGTTTTTGGTAGTCATCGAACCAGTTCTTAATTTGCTTCACGGCGTATTCCATTTCCCCAACTCACACAGCAGCCCCAGCTCCCGGGCTTCCTTGGGATTCTCGCCGATCCAGTTGTGACATGGGCGGCAGACGGATGCCCAATGCTCACTCATGCAGAGCAGTCGGCCAATCCGTCCTCGCTTGTGGTGGATGTCGGTCGCTTTCTTCTTGCACCTTTCGCAGCGCGGCCTGGCGTGCAAGAACTGCTTCCGCAGCGTAGCGTATTCGCGAAGACGAGCATGGCGGACCTTGCTGATCGACGGGATGCGCGGACGGGGCTTGCGGGCTAGGCATTTGGGGTTCTGGTTGATTGCCATCAGATGATGCCGGTGAAGTCGGGAGCCTTGTAGGTGGGCGGCTTGACCACCTTGTTCGTGTAGGCGCCCCGGACAACCCAACGCCCGTTCACCTTGTCAACGATGTGGCCGCCACTGTCAACCCCGCCCGGATACGTTTTCAGCGCATCCTCCTCGGTCCAGAGCTTCGTCTCGTTGGAGTCGCAGATGCGCTCAAGGATTTGGGCGAGGCTGAATCCCCGCTGGCCGCAGATCAGCTCCAACGTAAACCAAGCCTTGTTCACATGGGAAGGCCCACCTGCGTTCTCAAGGCCGACCAACGTGAAGGCGATGTCGCCGATGGCGTCCACCTCGTCCTTGAGCGTCCCGTAGAGCTGGGCCTCCAGTAGCTCATCCCACTCCTCTCGGACGTATTGGAACTGCTGGGTGGGGAATTTCGGGTCTTGCAAGGGCTGTCCCATCGCCAGTTGCCAGTCGCGGATGCGGGCCTTCAGGGAGTCGTAGGTGACGGCAGCTAGGGCTGCCTTGTAGTCGGGGGAATCTTCGCTCATTGAATCGTATTCTGTTGGTTCATCTGCTCAATTTTCATGAAGGCCGTCACGAACTCGGCTGCGACTTGCGGGACGATGGCGTTGCCTGCTCCCTTAAGGAGCGCAGGGCGGATGCTCCCGCGTCGTGCCAGCTTGTAGGAAAGCCCATCAGCCAGAGGGAAAAGTGCGGGTTCAGTTGGTATCCTGCGGTGCTTTCCGTCGCGGCAGAGGAGCCATCGGGAGTCAGACCAGAAGGAGTGAACGCAGTCGCTTGCATCGACAGGTCGGTTATCGTTGCCGTATCGCGCCCCATGTTGAGCTTCCGCTGCATGTGCGCCTCCGCAGTGCCACCGGGCTGATTGGCCGTCGGCGTAGCCCATCCAGCCATGCACACCTGCTGGCTCAGCGGAATCCCCGTGTCCTGTGGTCTCGGTGGCAATGATCCCCTCGCTCCGTCCGTTGCTGTCGGGGAGACCCATCCCGCTGGAAGTATCTTCGACTCCGCGTAACTCTCCCGGTTTCCATTGCCGGCCGTCATCGCCTGAACAAGGTCCTGCTCCGTCACCATTGAGCTTGTTGGAGATGGCCATCCCGCTAAGCTCGCCTGCGCCGTCAGCGTGTCCGCCACTCCCCTGCCGTGCCTCATTCCTGATGATTCCGAATCCTCGGCTCTTGGCGTCGCCCATCCAGCCAACTGCGCCACCCTCGGAAGCTGATCCAGCCGCGATCTGGTTGATCCGTCCGGATTCGTGCCCGTCTCGCTCATCCCTGCTGTGTCCTTCCAGTCGCGGGCGGAGGCTGTTGGCCACCCAGTAAAGTCTTTGTCGGATGTGCGGCGCCCCGACGCTGTGTGCGCCCAATACGGTCGCCCCGCAGGCGTAACCTTCTGGCTCCAGGTCTGCCGATACTCCATCGAGCCAACCGTGAGCAATCGCGCTTGCAACCTGCTCCCCAAATACCTGCTGAGGTCGGCACTCGCGGATGAGATTAAAGAAGGCTGGCCACAGGTGGCGTTCGTCGAGCTGTCCGAGTCCTTTCCCAGCTGCGCTGAAGGGCTGACATGGACAACTTCCGGTCCAAATAGGTCTACTTGAGGGCCATTGTGCCAGTTGTAGCGCGAGCGGCCAACCTGCGATTCCGCAGAAGAAATGACATTGGACATAGCTTTTCAGTTCATCCGGTTTGACATCCACGATTGATCGCTCGTCCACATCGCCCGGCGGGATGAGCCCGCCCTTGATAAGTTGCCTGAGCCAGTTTGCAGCAGATTTGTCGATTTCATTGTAGTAGTTCATTTTCCGCCAATTTGTTTAGCAATCATCGGGGCCACATCCGTCCACAGCCAATCCTTGCAAGCCTCGCGGGCCACACGGATGTGGCGGCATTCCGATTTCTTGCCGGCCCGTCGCTCCACACCCACCACGAACGCAAACCGCTCACAGTCGCACTGGCCAGCCCACGAAGCCTCTTCGAGGTCAACGAAGTGGGACTTGCCCGGTCTTGACTTGCTGCCCACCCGGAACCGGAAGTATTCGCCGTCCAGACGCTCCACCTTCCAGTCGTTGGGGGAGGTTGATTCCTGGTCGCTCATTGTCAATGGGGAATTTACGGGGTTAGAGGATGGGGGATTCGGGGTCGAAGCGGGTGAGCCATGGACGGAACTTGAATTTCAGGTCAATCCCGGCAATGCCGCCGCGCTGCTTGGCCACCAGCATGTTGATGGACACGGGGCTGAGGCGATCCCGCTTGTCGTCCTCCTCCTTCTCGCTCGGGTCGTAGAGCATCCCCACAAAGTCCGCATCCTGCTCAATGCTTCCGCTTTCACGGAGGTCGCTCAGGCGGGGCTTGCGCTTCTTCTCCTTGTCGAACTCCCGGTTCAACTGGGCCAGCACGATGATGGGGATTTTCAACTCCTTGGCGAGCAGCTTGATGGAGCGGCTGATGTGGTCCACTTGTTCGCGGCGGTCCTTTCCCTTGTGGGATTCGACGAGTTGCAGGTAGTCGATGCCGAGGACCTGAATCTTCTTCGACACCACCCACCGCCGAGCCTTGGCGGCAATGGCGGCCACCGAGGAGTTTGGCCGGTCTGAGATGGAGAACTTCATGGCCTTCATCCGTCGGGCCGCACCAGCCATCTGCTTGCCCTGCTCATCGGACGGATGGTTCTGCTGGTGGAACGCGGTCACGTCGATCTCGGACTCAACGGACAGCATCCGGTCGCCCAGTTCAGCCGCGTCCATCTCCAGCTCGATCAGCCCGACGCTCGCACCGCTGGTCCGGCAGACGCTCATCAGCAAGCTCACCAGAACGGCTGTCTTGCCCGTTCCCGGGCGGCCGGCAATCACGTAGTAGCGGCTCGGCTTGAGCCCGCCCTTGGTGATGCCGTCGAAATTGCTCCAGCCAGTCCGCAAGGCATCCACATTCCCACGGATGCGCTCGTTGATGGCCGCGAAGGAGGCGATGGCCACCGACTTGCCGTCGTGGTCCTCAGCTTCCGAGGAAACTCGGAAGGCCCCGATGGCCATGACGTTCTGCTCAAACCCGCTGACCAGCTCCTCAACCCCGCCCTCGCACTGGCTGGCGGAAGCGATGGTGGTGGTGCATGTCGCGATGACGCACCGAAGGACGTGTTTCTCCCGAAGGATGTCGATGTAGTAGGACAGGTTGGCCGCGCTGGGAACCCGGTTGGGGATTTCGGATAGCCGCGCCATCCCGCCGCACATATCCAGCGTCCCGTCTGCCTTGAGCTTCTGGTGGAGGGTGATGATGTCCACCGGCTGGCGGGCCTCATACATCGACAGCAGCGCCGAGTAGATGTCGCGGTTGCGGATGTCGTAGAAACAATCCGGGCCAGCCTTCAGGGATTCAAGGCACTTGCCGATGGATTCGTTCGGGGACAGCAAGCAGCAGGCTAGGATTCCCTCCTCCGCCTCGATGGAGTGGGGCGGGATTGTTGGGTCCTTCACTTACCACCCCCGTTGTCCATCATCAGTTCGGCCAGCTTGTCCCGGAGCTGGTTGTATTCCCGGGATTCCTCCTGGGTGGGTTGACGGCCGCTGTCCAGAACCCGCTCCATGTCCGCCGGGTGGGTTGCCAGCTTGGATCGAATCTCGTCGATCAGCTTCTGGTGGGGGTGGAAGGGTTTGGGCTGAGCCGATGCTGAATCCTGTTTTTTGGAAGGCCCCCAAGAGTAAGCCCGGTCGATCTCCCCGTTCCAGTTTCTCAGCAGCGTGATGATGTCCTTGCGGATATACTGATAGCCCGATGCGTAGTAGGATTCCAGCGCCACCATGTCCTCCTCGGAGGTTCCCAAGGAGAGAACCTTCCGAAGCTGTGAAAGCTCCCCATCCTGCCAAGCCGTTTTAGGCCGGCGACCCATCATCTTGCACACCCGCAGCCGCAACGCTTCCAGTTTCGACGGGGGGGCCGGCGGAACGTGGGGGGCTTCGCCTTGGGAAGGAGCAGCTTTTAGGGAAGCAACTTGGCTATCCCGCTCGGCTTTCAGGTCTTCCTCGTCCGGGACAAGATACCTTCCAGCCAAGATTCCCGGTTGGTCATTTTCACCTGATGTCTTTAGTAGAGGTCTAAGGACGTTACAGTTAGTAAGGAACTGCTCATTTTGAGCACATCCCATTTGCTCAATTTGAGCAGATGGCAGTTGCTCATTTTGACCATGCTCAATTTGGGCAGATGGGATCAATTTCCCGCCGCCATCAAGGCCACAAAACTCCCCGGACTGGACCTTCAACCACATCGACCACCTGACCGAATAGTGCTTTCGGCGGCTTGCCTTTCCCTCGGGCTGCTTGGAGATGAGCAGGTTGTTGTCCTCCAGCAGCCCGATGATGCGGCGGATGGTTGACCTGCTCAGCCAATCGAACTCTCCCTCAAGCTCGTCCAGCGTGAAGTAGACCCACTTGTAGCCATCATCGTCCAGCGATCCGATTTTGGACCGCCCGTTGGATGGGCACGTCCACCACACGAATCGCTGAAGGATTATGGCGCAATCGGACCCGAAAATCTTGGCCGCAGCCCGCTCGCACTGAAGCGGCTGCTGCATTGTGAATGGAAGGGGATTGCCGTTCATTGGTCACAGAAACAAAAAGAGCCATCCCGTGCGTGGTGAAGATTGAGATGCCGCCCAAAGAGATAAAGCAGCACGCGCACGGAATGGCCCAAAATGGTTCATTTCTCTTCTGTTTTCACATCGCCAGGGTCTTCACTCCCTCGCAACGCCCCCACAACTACCCCGACCGCCCGGGCCGGGTCAACTGGATTTGCTCAACTCCTCCAGAAACTCGTCGCAGTTGTTGGCTGCGGCTGCAAGCTCCTGCCAATAACGGTCGCGGCAGTCGGGTTGCATGACCCACGGGTCTGGCCGGCCGATCTTGTCGGCCACCCTCCACCACTTACTGGACGGCCCGTTGGTGTGCATCCCGGTGACTTTCTGGCCGGGCTGGAAGTTGTCCACGCCGTAGCCAAGCTCGATCACCCCGTCTGGCTTTCCCCAGACTTTTGCGTAGGTGGCCTTCACTTCCCCATCCTCCTCCGCTCGATCTCATCCTGTAAATCCCGCTCCAGCCCGTCAGCCCGCAGCCGATACAGCTCCGCCTTCATGGCCAGCACAGCCTCGTAGGTGGTGGATTCCGGGTCCCTGCACCAGTCGCCCACCTCAAGCCCGATTGAGCCCAGCATGGACGCTTGACTGGCGCATTCAAGCAGCCGGTGGTAGTGGGACTTGCTGATCTTTACGGTCTTTTCCTTCTTCATGGTTTTCCTTCCTCTCCGAATCCTCCATCGTTCCAATCAAGTCATCACACGGCTTCCCACACCAAGAGCAGCGGTAGAACAGGGTGGTCTTCCCTTCAACCCTACATTCCTGGCCGCAGCAGCTTGAGGCGGTTTTCAATCCCACGGCCTCCACCCCACGTCCTCCTCATCACCACGGGGCTTCCGGGAAGGGCCTTCCTCGGGCTCTGGCGGGTCCTCCACGGGCTCGGGAGGCAGATTGGCTACCAACTTACCGGAAACGACCTTGAAGGCCCTCAGATCGGCCGTCATAGGATCAGCTTGGCGAGGGTGAAGGCCCCGAAGACGGCCAATCCAAACATCAGGGCGCTCAGGGCCAGCAGCAAGAGCAGCCCCCAGTTGGGGCCGGAAGGGCCGGCGGGTTGAGGGTCGTAGGTCATGGAATCCTCCTCAGTGATCCGGCGCGAACAAGGGACGCTCCGAGTTCACCGGGCTTGGGGTCCGGATAGGCCACCGTATCCCGGATTGGACGATACCCAACGCTGGGAGCCGCATTCCGCATCGCATTCCAGTGGGTTGTTGGCCAGCCAGATGCCAATGCGTGGATGGAAGGGTATAGGCCCGGCGCTCCGTGTTGGGCGGCCCGGTTGAGGTGGTCTTGGGAGGTCATCTGGATTCCTTGTCGCTCATTGAACCTCCGCCTTGATGGTTTCGAGAATCGCTTCCCGGTAGGCGATGGCGTCCCGCTTGAGCAGGAAGAACTCGGTGTAGGAGAAATCGTCGCCCCGGAAAGTAAGCTCAACCTCCCAGCCAATGAGCCAATTACGGCTTACCATCAGATATTCAAGGTTTCCAACCTCAACCACATCCCCGTTGGGCAGGCGCATGTAGGGAGCGCCCCAGTCATCAGGTTCAGATTTGGGGAGATTGAACTTTGATGGGCCTCTGTATGATTGATTATTCATTGCCCGGGTAGGGTTGGCGGGAGGGGCGGGGTTGTCAATAGGCAAATCTCACGCCTGTTGCAAACGCATAGCCAATCCCTCCAAGGAACAACCCAGCCCCCACAGGACAGCCCAGCTAGGCAGGAATTGCCCGTAAAGAGAGGCTTTCCCACAGGATAGGCAAGGAGAGGCTATCCAGCAGCCTCGTAGAGGGCAGGAAGGGCTGCCGAGGCTATGGGGAAGATGGGGGAATGCCGCCTAGACCAGCCTATGGGGAACGTGGGGCGATTGCGGGGCTTTGGGGAATGGGACAATCCGGCCAGTCAATCCCGGGTAGCTGATGAATACATTGCCTCCCAAGAAATGGAAAGCCCAGCCGGTAGCTGGCAAATCAACCTCGGGCGATGGTCGTCTTAACCTACCCTGGCCTCCTGTCGCGGGCCGTTGATCCCTTTGGCAAGCTCAGCCTGCCCGTTTTAATCGGCGAGTGGGTTGTTCCCCCATTCCGATCCATCCCTTCACCCGTGGGCCGCCTGAAGCGATTCCCAGAGGCTACGCGGCCAACCTATTCCCGGTCGGCAGGGAGAGTGAAAAGCCAGCCGTTTGGGAAATCCAGCCAAAAAAACCCAAAGCCAAATTGGGAAATGGGCTGAGACGGTTACGCAGGAACCTATTTGATACCACCCGCACCCAGGGGCCGCCCAAGAGGTCCTGCCCCCGGCATCTGACCGCTCCCGAATTGCCACGGAAAGTCTCCTTCTGTAAGTGCTTGCGGCGCAAGGCGGGCGGGTTTGTTGTCGTGTTCTACGGGATTTCACATTTCTGTCCGGACAGAAAGGATTGAACGAATTGAACGAATTGAACGGAGGGATTGGAGCGTCGCGAACGCGGCGCAACCGTCACGGCATTTCCTAGCTGTCATCCCCGAAAGGGACCGGACGAAAAACCAAAAACGAAGGAAACCAATGAATCTCCCCCGCTCACTCGCTTGTTGGTCAGTTGACGAAGTAGCCGAATGCCTCCCCGTAACCTCCGCAACTTACACCGAACTTTGGGAAGCCCTTGAATCTGCCCACAAAGCTGGCACGGCGAAGCCTTGCGGCGGCGACGGTAGCGACGGGACAATGGAAGAGCCGGAAGCATCCTCCGGCGAATACGGTAGCGACTTGGCTTCCGCTTGGCCTTCCCTGTCGGATGCGGCGAAGTTGGACATATGCAATGCGGCGAAGTTGGCCGCCGGCGGAATCTGCTAACCTCCCCCCGCCCTAGCTTCTGGCCAGCCGGCCGGTGGTTATGGCGGGGGCGGAATTCCGACCCCATACCTGCCAACTTCCCAAGCTCGCCAACTAAACGCCAAACCTCCCAACCTATGCCAATCCTGATCAGCAAAACATTCGAGATTGTGACGGACGAATCGGCCAGCTATGGCGAAGCCGCGGAGCGCGGATTCGTTTTTGAAGAACGGGAATTCACCTTCCGGGAGCTTGTCCGGGAAATGGCAGGGTTTACGGAATGTAGCTGCCGGCCAGCTTCCGGAGATACTTGGGAGTGGCTCTCAAGCTATCCCGAACAAGACTTCCGGACTGGCGCTTACGAATCCGAATCAATCCATTTTTGCCGCTCAAATCCGCCCCGCCTCGCGAAGTATTGGCGCAAGGCGATGGCGGCGGCCGGCATTCTCAAAGCTAACCGTTGATCCCATGCGCCCCCTTCTTTCCTTCCTTGTCGCCTTCCTGGTCTTCGCCCTAGTGGCGAGCCTGTTAGCCTACTCCATCGCCCTCATTTTCCTGCCCCTGTAACCTCCAATCCATCAAAGCAATGAAAACAGTCTTCACTTCCGCAGAACTCCCCCACGTTTGGGCTCACAAGTCCGCCCCGCATGGCCGATGCCCCGGCAACCTCTCCTTCAACGGGCCGGCCATCTCTAGCTATTCAACGGAGATTGCCCGCCATGGCGACCATAAGGGCAAGCCGTTTGTTGTCTTCAATTCCACGGGCTACTCCGTCACCACGGCCAAGGCGCAAGGCGAAGTTCGCCGGGCAATTCCCGCCGGCCTTCCTGTCTTCGCGATTGAAGGGCTCCGCCGCGGGGTTTACTTGGCGGACGTGAAGCCGGGCGAATTATTTGATCATGCGGTAAAGATGGCCGCGATGGCTTCCGCAAAGGCCGCCAAGGCCCGTTCTGGGCGGGAAGGATACCTTGCCATGCAATCCGACTGGCTACGCAAGGCCGGGGAAATCTCCGCTTTCTTCGGGCTCCGTCGCAAGGTGGATGAAAAGACGGTTGCCCGGCTGGCCGCGGCGGAGACTCGCGCCAAGGCCAAGGCGGCCAAGCTGGCCCGGGAACGGGAGGTTGCCCGGCTTGTCCGTGACGAAGAGGAAATCGCGGCTTGGCTGGCCGGGGATGCTACCGTGCGGCCTTCCTACCATTGGCCCGTAATGCTCCGGGCGGAGGGATTGGAGCTTGTGACAACCAAGGGCGCCCGGGTCCCCTTGGCCGATGCGGAACGGACCTTCCGCTTTGCCTCCGCGCTCCGTTCCCGGGGCTGGCATCGGAACGGGGAAAACCACACTGTCGGCGGCTACCAGTTGGATGCCGTGAACGACGCGGGAATTGTCGCCGGTTGCCATCGCATTGCATGGCCGGAAATTGAACGGTTCGCCAAGGCAATGGCTTGGTAATCCCGCCCCGCGTTGCCTTCCGGCTTAGGTCGGCGGGCAAGGCGGGCCGGAATGCCCAAAGAAAAGGAAACCAATGAAAACCACCCCACTAAACGAAATCCTGAAGCAAATCACGCCGTTGCCTTGGGTTGCGGATTCCATCGGCATATGGCCGGTGGACACATCCCGCGGCTGGACCGTCGCAGATTGCTCTCATGCGGCGCTTGACCCAGAATATCAAGTCAGACCTGAGCAGTCGGCAAACGCCGCATACCTAACCCACGCCGCCAACGTCCTGCCGGGGCTGGTTGAGGCTTTGCGGGAGTGTCGCGAAATGCTGGCCGTGGCAATGAACGCGGAGGAAAATCCGTTTGGAATCCACCACAACCAAGCCACCGACGCGATTTCCCTGGCTGAAATCACACTCGCCACCGCAACCAACGTCCCAACAAATTCCTAAGGCTATCCGATGAGCACAACCTACACCACCGACCGCGACCGCAACGGAAACCGGATTGTCCGGGTAACTATCCCCGGCGCCCGCCCCTTCACTATCCAAACGAACGGCGACCTGCCCGAAACCCACCGTAATGGCATCTGCCCCGCGACGGCCGGGGAGGTTGCGGAATACGTCCGCCAGTTCGGGACGGTCCGCCAGCGAGAACTTTTGGGCCTGTGAATTTCCTAAGGGTCAACGCAATGAATACGAAAATTGAACGCAACAAGGCTGGTCGATGCTGGCGTTGGTCTGTCACCGACAACGCGGGCAACCTACTGGCCGGCGGCTACTGCCGGACCAAGCGGGATGCCCGGAATGATTCCGCAATCTGGATTTCCAGCCGTAACCCCTAACCCCCATTGCTCCCCATGAAACTATCCGAAGCCTCCCCATTCCTACGCGGCTACATAGAAGCCGCCCTCTTTACCACCGACGCCTATCCGCCCTCTGGATGCGATTACGCCGAATGCGGGCGGGCCGCTGAGTTGGCGCCGGAACTCCCCGCTTGGTGGATTCTGGAAGCGGACGTTGCTTGCCGTGGATTCCAGGAAGCCAACGCTGAATTGCTGGCCAAGGCCGGCGACGAAGAGCAAAACGGGCGGGACTTCTGGTATTCCCGGAACGGCCACGGCGTAGGCTTCTGGGACCGGGGATATCCGGACGAAATCGGGGATGCTTTGCAGGACGCCGCGAAGGTTTTCAGCGACCACTACCTTTCCCCCGAAGATTTCGGGCAGGTGAGCGACGAGTGGCTTCAGGATAACGGGCGGTCCGTTGCCCGCAATCCGGAGACGGGCCGCTGGTATTTCGAGACGGCTGATTCTGAGGTTGAGCAATGGGCATCCGAAGAGGAATTCGAGAGCCGGGAAGAGGCCGCCAAGGCGTGCAAAGAGGACTTTGAGATGGAAGCCAAGTAATTTCCTAGACTACAAACGAACAAGCTACAAAACCGATGAAAACTGTCACACTAAACGAAGATCAGCGGCTATACGTAATCCCATGCGGCGACGGCTATTCCTGCCTTGGGTTTGACGTGTGCGAGAAGCGGACGGTTGCCCTTGCCCGGGAGCTTGCTGCCCTTGGCGAGTCAATCCCGCAACCGGAGCCAGTCGGGACGCTGGCCCGTTACCAGCAATACCGCGAGCTTGTGGACAAGGCATTTGAGCACAACCGGGCAACCGGCTGGCGCTCCGAATCGGAACTGACTCCGGAGCTGGTCGGATACGAGGGCAAGCGGGTGGAAGTCCGCCACCGCTATGGCGCCGACAAGGCGGTTGAGGTTGTCCGGTTCATTGTCGGGAAATCTATGGGATGGATTCCCGTCCATCTTGAAATCAAAACCAAGCGGTCAACCGGCGGTGGCGCCGTGTGCCTTGGTGAAATCCTCAGCGTCCGCGCCGTGTGACAATTTCCTAGAGGACACTGCAATGAAAAAGCAAACCGACTCCCTCCCCACCCTCCTCGCCAACCACCGCAACAAGCTCGCCCGGTTTTACGATAACGGCGGGCCGGATAACGGCGGATCATTCGACCAGTTCACGGCGGTCTACCTCCGCCCCTTGCGCCATGAGGAAACCGGGGAACCTTTGGCTTGGGAATATGCGGCCATGAGTTCCAATCCGTTCCATCCGCAAGGCTTCGGCCAGCATGGCGCCACCCGGAGCGGTCCGTGCGACTTCCCGCCTTGCCGCCTTGGCAAGCGCAATCACCTTGGCAAGCGCATCCGGTTCGAGGACTTGCCGCCCGATTGCCAACGGCTGGTTGTTCATGATTTGATTTCCTAACCCATAACCACCCATGAGAACCGCCAAACAAATCACCACCGAAGCAGTTGAAACGCTGGGGCGCCTAGCACTTGAGGCCGCAGCATCGAGCCACCACGGGCTGGCCGGATTCCTTAACAAGCAAAGCAGTCACACCCACTACGGGGCACCCTGCCGCGATCACGCCAAACCAACCGCCGAGGAATCCGAATGGCATCCCGAACTGAAGTTGGCCGCATCCATGGAGGCGCTCGCATGAAACCCATCGGCAAAGGCAGCGACACCGCCGACGACTGGGGGTTTACTTTCAGCCTGTTGCTCGGCCACTTGGAAAGCCTTCGGGACCACGAACTGGAACGCAGCGAAGACAAACCACGGACCAGCCCGGTTCGCAAACGGGCCGAAAGGCTTAGCGATATTGTGGACGAACTCAGCGCAATGGACCTTGTAGAATAGCAACCCCGCCCCGCCGGTTGGCTTAACCGGCTCTTGCGGCCCGCCCTCAGCAATCCCGTTGAGGCCGGGCGACAGGAAACAAAGCTATGCCACGCAATTCTGGAATCATTGACACCCGCGACCTTCAGGAACGGCTTGAAGAACTGGAGGCCAAGCGGGACGCCATCGACGAAGCCATTGAGCAACGGGACGAGACGGAGGCAGACGAGACGGCCAGTCCGGAAGCATTCGAGAAGGCGGTTGAAGAACTCGAAAAGCTGGAGGCCGACTTTGACGAGGACGAACAGAAGGAACTCGCGGAACTGGAATCCCTCAGCGAGGAAATCAGCGAATGGAAAGACGGGGCGACGATGATCCCGGAAAGCGAGTTCGTGGAATACTGCCAGGAACTTCTTGAAGACATCGGCGACCTGCCGAAAGACTTGCCCGGCTACATCGCCATTGATTGGGAAAAGACGGCCGACAACCTCCGCGCCGATTACTCCGAAGTGGAATACCAGGGCACTACCTACCTTGTCCGCTACTAACCTACCAAGCCAATGAACAACCCCAAAGCAATCCAGTCCACCAATCTCCACGCCGCCACAACCCACGCCAAGGCCAAGGCGGATGCGTATGGGGAGCTGCCGGCCCATAGCCCACTCCCTTGGTCCGTCCACGAAAGCCGCTTTGTGGCCGACAAGGACGGGGCGCCCGTGGTGAACATGGGGAACCCAAACAAGCTGGTCGCGGCGGCCAATGCGGAGTATATCGTGAAGGTGGTAAACCTTGCGCCGGAGATGGTTGAGGCGCTTGAGTTGTTCCTGAAATGGATAGATGAAACGGAGAACGAAATGCCTTCCGATGAGACAATAGCGAAAGCAAGGCGTGTCCTCCTGAAGGCGAAAGGCTCCCTGTGAACCCCGCCCTCCTGGAACTTGCCAACGCCGCCAAAGCCTGTGCGGCCAAGGGGCTTATCCGCCACACTGCCCCGTCTTCTCACTCAGCACCACGGGGCAAGCGTTCCCACCGCAACGGGGCTCCCCTATCGCCGGCCCGGATGAAGGAAGTCACCCCGGAAATCCTTAGGCGACTGGAGGCTGGGGAGGAATACGTCCGGATCATCCAGGATATGGGGGTAACGGCCCGCACCATTACGCTGGTCAAGCGGGCCAATGGTCTGCCTGTCCGCGGAGATGTGAGGGACGGGAAGGTTTTCCGCGGGATCGATTGGGCCGGGCGGGAAAAATGGGCATAGGGAACTCCAACCAAAAGTAGCCAATGGAATACAAGCAAGGCGATACGAGGGACGACGGGCATCGGTTCCTCTCCTACGAGAAGCGCGGGGAAAGGTTCCGGGAGAAATGGGCCAGCCCGGAACGGTATGCGGTGGCCATCCAGTTTATGCGGAACTATCGGAAGAACTACAGGAAAGGAAACAAGTGACCAACCCAACCAAATGGGCGCCTACGCCCAACTACGAGTCCGCCATCACCGCCTTCGGCTGGCACATGGGCATGAGCCTTGCCCTGGCCATCCAGTCGGGCCGGACCACCCACCCGGACAGGCAGATTGATCGCCTCCGGAAGCTGGGATTCCAGTTTGCAGCCAGCGACGCCAAGCGATACGGGGTCTACCCCCTGTTCCAGCAAGGCGCCAAGGAAGCAACGAAGTCAGTCCTCCACAACGAACCAAAGGAAATCCAATGAAAGTCAGAATTGAAGCCGGCCACCTCGGTAAGTCCCTGCCCGCCGGCCATCCGGAAATGGGATCGCCAATGAGTATCTACAAGGCTGCCGCGGCTTGGGCACGCGCCAACCCCGACCCGGCCAGCGCCTATTCGCGGAGACGGAAGAACAAGGGAGGGGGCAAGTGAACCCCACCCACTACCGAATCTACCTGCCCGGCAAGGGGGAGATGCGGACCATCGCCTCGGGCAGTGTGGCGGTTGAGGAGTTCATCCAACTGAGGCGCCTGTGGCGGCAGGGGAAGATTGTCGGTGAGCCGCAGATGACGTGCCCGGGAGTCCAGTTCCCCCATGAAAAGGAAAGTTGCCTATTGACAGGAGAATCCAAAACAGCAACCATTTTGGCGAAATCAAAACCATGAAATCACACATCGTCCGATTCTGCATTTCAATCCCAATCACGGCCTATTCTTGCGCCCTTTCCGGGGTTGCCATATCCACCCTGTGGGGTTGGTTTGTTGCCGGGAAGTTCGGTCTTCCTGCGCTTTCAACTCTTGAAGCAATTGGGGTCTATCTCGTCTTCAGCTACATGGCCTACCAGTCCCCCAAGGGAAGCGACATGGATGAAGACCCGGACAAGGTGCTGGTAAGCGCGGCCATCATGGGCGCCATCCGGCCGGTGTTTGCGATTGCGCTTGGGGCCATCGTTAAATCGTTGATGTAAAACCAGCTTGCAATTCTGAATCTCATGAACAAAACATCTTCACGTCACGGGAGCGAAAGCTCCACTGGAGTAGATTCCAGCAAGGACTGGTCGATTCAACAGGGGTCTGGCGATGCGCCTACAAGCCTTCAGCCCTCATCCCACTGCCGAATCTCCACCTGTCCCTGTTCGGGTAATTCGGAATCTACCTTGGGATGGGGGTTCTTTTTCTACGTGGCAAACGTCCCGGGGTGGCTCCCGGTTCTGACGGTGGTAGCTAGCAGGACCACAACGGTAGGGCGAAGCCCACGGACCGTGCGGAGGGCAGGCAACTGCGTAACTCGTGGACTTCGGGCTCTGGATCGCCTCACGGTTTTGAGGCAAGCCAACGCTCCCTATCAATCCCTTGCTTTGCTGCGGGGGATGGAGGGGGCGTTCGGGATGGACCGCTCTTCGGTTTTGAATGAGGCTGGGAAGAACAAGGAATCCGGGGAAGCGAAGGGAACCCTATGAGCCAGCCAACCTTCCCCTCCATAGACCAATCCCCGGCGGGCCTTGACTGGGGGTTCGGCCCGTCCTCGATGAAGCTGTTCCGCATCCGGTTCAACCAATGGGCCAAGCGGACTGGCAATGATGCTCCCTGCGGCTTCCGGGCTGGCCCGAATAAGGCCACCGCCTTGCGCCGGAAACGGCCCGCCAAGCGATTGGGAGACGCTCCGGGACTCTCGGTAGCGGAGGCTGCCAAATTGGCTGGTATGCTGCCGGCCACATTGAGCAAGGATGTGGGGAGGGGGAAGATCAAGGCCACCCGGCTGGGCCATCGGACAGTCCGGATTGATGAGGAGGAGTTGACGAGATACCTGAAATCGAAAGGAACCAAGTGACCATGGACAACCCCATCCAACCCCTCGCCATCGAAGGCCGGTGGGAGGTGGTGATGCCCTCGCAGGAGCCCGCCAAGCTCAAGCGGGGAGTCTACGAGCTGCCCCCGGCCCACGTCGTCATCGGCTGGTATCTGGCCGAGAAGAAGGGGGCTTGGACGGAATCCACCATCAGCCGCACCATCGCAGCCCTCAAGATTTTCGAGCGGTGGCTGAATGGGCGGCAGTTGAGCCGGCAGACGATGGTGGACTACCGGGATTACCTCGCAGCCTACAGGAACGGTGGAGTCACGCAGATCGAATGGTCCATCTGCCGGTCATTCATTGGCTGGCTGGTGAGGAACCGGTGGGTGGAGCCGAACGTCATCGAGTCCATCTCCCCGCCGCCCCCGAAGCGCCCACCTTCGAGGCCCCCCATCCGCGACCACCACTACCAGAAGCTCATGAAAACCAAGGGGGTCCATCCGATGGTCCGCTGGCTGGTCACGGTCATGTGGCACACGGGCATGGCCTTGGTGGATGCCCAGGAGCTGCGGTGGGACGAGGTGGACCTTGAGCGGATGGTGATTTCCAAGGTGAGACGGAAGACCAAGGCGTTCACCCGCCCCTGCATCATCCCCGTGGACCCGTCGGGAGTTCTTGCCTCGGAGCTTATCCGCTTGAACGACAAGAGCCTGCTTGATCAGGAAAGGGTCAGGAAGTTCCATCCCGAATACAACCGCAGCGAATATGTGGAGCCCGACGCGGCCCGAATGCGGGAGCACTCCCGATGGGGCAATGCTTGGACGACCGCCCGGGAACTCGCGGGAATCAGTCCCGAATACTCCCCCCATTGCTTCCGGAGGGGGTTTGTGACCAAGCTGGTCGAGGGCGGGGTGAACCCGTTGATTGGGTGCGCCATCACCGGCCACAGCAACCCCTCCACTTTCCTGGCCTACGCCACGATGGACCCGGAACGGGTTCGCGAGGAGATGGATAGGGCACTCCAGGAATCGGCAATGAAGGCGATGAGGAAAGGAAACAACCAATGAGCACCATACCCACCGAAGGTTCCGGCAAGGGCGACACACTCCGCCGGGTCAACCGCTACCACTACGGCTCCAACTACGACGAGATCGACTGGGGCTCCACCAAGCTGCCCCGGAAACGGAAGCGCAACAAGTTCGACTGGCCGACTGTGCTGGGGAAGATTCCGGAGATTTTCAAGAGGAGCCTAGAGTGACTATCGCCATCACCATCGGGGCCTACCGGCTGCCCCAGTTTGTGGAGCTGTGCGTGGTCCAATGCCGGAAGGTCTTCGGGCAGGATGTCCCCATCCTCGTCTCGGACGATGCTTCCTTGGAATCCCCGCAGATCAAGGCCGTCGCGGACCGTCATGGCGCGGCTTACACATGCCCGCCAAGGCGTCGATCCCATACGTCCGGGGATTGGCAGGCGTTTATCAACGGCGCGGTCATGGCGGGGCAGGTAGGGGCCGATGTGGTGGTGAAGCTCAGCCAACGCTTCATCCCCTTGGCCGGCTTCAAGGAGCTGATCCTTGACCCGTTCGCTGATGAGTCGGTGAAGGTGGTGGTCCCGGGGCAGCCCAAGCTCCACACATTCGCCCGCTCGTCCGCCCGGTTCTTCAGCAAGTTCACCATCCTCAGCGACTGTGTGGCTTGGCGGACGGATAGTCTCAGCGCGGACAGGCTGATGGAAATCTACCGGGACCGGGTTGCCAAGGCGGAGAAGCCGAGCGACCAGTTTTGCGAGGTGGTCTGGGGCCATATCTGCAACGACCTCCTCCCCAATAACCACCGGGCGGTTGAGGAGCTGGCCAACCCGCAGATCGGGAAGGCCAAGAAATATCTCAGGAAAGCGCAGACGCCAGCCCATGAGTATGGGTCATTGGCAGCCGCCCACGGGATTGCCGGGGATTTCCCGGTGGCCGAGTGGATTCACATGGAGGGTCGGGACACGTATCTGGGACTACCAACGAAAGTGTAAACTATGAGCGACACACCAACACCGATAACTGACTCATGCTCCGGGTCTGCCGACAGATTCGGAAGTCGCGACGTAGTGCCAGCCAAAATCGCCCGTCAACTCGAACGCGAGCTGGCCGCCCTCGACGCCCAACGAGTGCGGGCGGAAATGAAAGCCATGCACGCCGACGACATGTTTGGTGGCGCGTTGGCGCTACTGCTGAAGCACGGTGTCGCCATCGGGTCGCAGGAGTTGATTGCTGCGGCCGACATGGTTCGGGCGGAACGCGACAGCCTTGAGCTGGAACTGGCCGTTGCCAACGAGCGCATCCGCCGGCTGGAGGCGGCGGGGGGGTGCGATGGAGTGTGCGCTGCGTGAATGGGACCCATCCATCGACCGCGAGTTCCGGATGGCGTGGATTGAGGCCAGAGGGGGCAAGCTGTGAGCAGCGACGAGCAACCCGAGAAGTTGGACCCCGAGGAACTCAAGGCCACCCTGGAGCTGGTCCGCCTTCAGGCCATCACCATCACCGAGAGCTGCAATGAGCAGTGCGAGCGGGCGGGGTTGCTTCCGCTCCTTGACGAGCAGCAGCAGGTCTGCGGGGCAGCCATCTTCGCCCACCTGCTGTGTGTGATGGGGATCACCGCGGAGGACATCAAGGAAACCCTTGAGAGTGAATTGCCTATTGACAAGAAGAGGAAAAAGTAGAGAGTCGAAACCGTAGCTAGAAACCAAATCAAACAATGAAACAATACACCCACCTGTCCGCTGAGGAGAAACTGCAACTGACCAATGAGGAATACGCCGATGCCGTCCGCATGGAGGCGGTGGATCGCGGAGTTGCGCTTCCCATACGTCTGTCCGAAGCCCTCCGCAATTCGGAATACCGCGGCTTCCAGCTCCCCGCAGAATACCTGACTGTCTGGCGCATCGTTTCCTCAGGGGAATACAGCCGCAGCGAATCGGACTTTGCATACCTATCCGAGGAGCGGGCCATGTCTGCCCTTGACGGAATGGTTTGCCTGAAGTCTTCCGGCTATGGTGCAAACGCAAAGCTGACGGTAAGCGAAGGCGAGCCACGCCTCCAGAAGGAGTTCATCCTCAGGAACTCCGCCGAGAACCGGGCGGCCAAGTTCATCGAGTTCACGCAGGACACTTCCGACTTCGACAAGATCGAGGAGGAGTGCCGGGAAGATTGGTCCACCGTCCGCCAGTCCGCCTACAACAAGCGTGTGAACCTTGAGAGGAAGGCGGAGTATCTCCGGCTCGCTGCCAACAACGAGGAGATTGCGAAGGCTTTCTGGGCCAAGGCAGAGCGTTCCGTGTGGCCCGAATAATCATCATAAACAACAAACCGTAAACCACAATGATCAACACATCCACAAACCAGCCATACCTCACCGTCCGCGACCTCATCGAGCGCCTAAGCCAGCCCCACATTGACCCGTTGGCGAAGGTCTGCTGGCTCAACAACAAGGCCGAGCCGCTGTTCCCGGGCGACATAAAGCAGGTCCACCTCGCCACCCCCGGCGGGAACAGCCAAATCCGGTGCGCCCTCTTCCTCATCGACTAATGAAGACCACCATCAACTCCCGGCTGCTGGAGAAGGGGCTCAGCTTCGTCAGCCGCATCATCACCCGCCAATCCATCGGGGCCATCCAGTTGGTCGATGGGGTAGTTATGGCAACGTCCGCGAAGGGCGAGGCTTGGTTCAAGGTCGGGGACTTCCTTGGCTCAACCTGCATCAAACAGGCCCCGCTTGAATCAGCCCTCGCGGCCGGCGGGGAGGAGATCGTCATCGACGCAGGCGAATCCTCCGCCCTCATCAAGAGCGGCTCCCTGAAGATCAAGGCTCCCACGTTGGACTCCGCGGAGCTGGTCAAATGGGCGGACGTTAAGAACTCCCCAATCTCACTCCCCCATATGTTCGTGGAGGCGGTTGGGTTTGGTGCCCTGATGAGCCACCCGGATGAGAACAGCGACTTCGACCACATCAACATCCAGTCCCACAATGGCAATTTGGTGGCGTTCGGGACGGACCGGATGAACTTCTCCGTCCAATTGACGGAGCTTCCTTGGGGTCGGGAAGACCTCTTCATCCCAACCTCCGTCCTCCCGTTGCTCAAGGCGATGGAGGGCGATGTGGTGGTGGACTCGGATGGGGACAAGCTGCGGGTCACCTCACCTGATTGCGGCTTCACCATCCCCCTGTTCCACGACCGCCGCTCGATGAGCTACTCGAAGCTCCTTGCGCTCAAGCAGCCCATTGCCGGGATTGCCAACCGCGAGGAACTCCTTGGCCTTCTTCGGGCCTACATGGGCATCCACGCTCCCTCCGGGAAGGGTATGAGCCTGAGCTGCGATGTGGAGCTGAAGGTCATGGGTGAGGCCCTGCATCTACTCGGGGAAGGCGAGAGCTTCGACGGGTCCGCCACGCTCAAGGAGTCAGTGGACGGGGCGACCATCATGGCCAATGCTATCCCGCTCATTGCCGCCCTCGCTGCGTTCGATTGTGACGAGGTGGCGGTAGGATTCAGTGATCCAAAATCCCCCATCTCGATTGAGGCGGCTGTCCCGGATGGGCGGCTGGCGATGATGGCACCAATGAGGAGACAGTAGGTGACCATCGCCCACCCAATCCCAGCCGGAACCACCGTGGACTTCAAGGTGACCGGTAAGCGAGCCCTGCAACGGGGCGTGGTGTCCAAGGCGTTCCTATTGGGGACGAAGACCTGGAACTACGCGGTCCGCGTGGGCGACCGGGATTGGGCGGTGATTGGGGCAGCGATTGTGAATGAGGAGGGACGGCCCGCCCCACGCGAGGATGGGTGGGATGAGTTTCCCTAAAAGCCTTGCAAATCAACACCACCGGCTGGCATAAGAATCCTGATGGCGACAATCACCCGACGCTGGAAGCGAGTCCTCGCCTTCGGCTGCAACCACGGAGAACTGGCCGACCCCATCGCGGTGGACAAGCTGGTTGAGTTCAAGAAGAAGTGGAAGCCGGACATCACCATCCACCTCGGGGACAACTTCGACTCAGCCGCCTTCCGCTCCGGAGCGAAGGGCACCCCTGATGAGGGTGAGCCAATCTTACAGGACCTTGAGGCTGGCTTCAGGTTCCTTGATCGACTGGAGCCGGACTACCTGACCCTCGGCAACCACGAAGCCAGGTTCTGGGACCATCTCCGCCACCACAACGCCATCGTCCAGATGTGTGCGGAGGAAGTGGTTCGCAGGATTGAAACCAAGTGCGCCCTGCTGAAGATCAAGGTCACTCCCTACGACGTTGAGAAGAACTGGGTCAAGCTCGGTGGCTACCACTTCGGCCACGGCTTCGCGTTCGGTGCCAACTACCTCCAGAATACGGCGAAGGTGATGCGGAGGGCAGTGGTTGCCCACGCCCACGTCGCCGGGCAGATCGGTTCCCCGTCCATTGATGGCAGCCATGTGATTGGCGTTGGGACCCTGTGCAACCATCCGGCAATGGGCTATGCCCGCCGCCGGTTCAACACGCTGGCCTGGTCGGCTGGCTGGTGTTATGGGGAGGTGTGCGATGATGATGCCCGCCTCCACCTCTTCGAGCAGCCCCGTTGGTCAACCGAATGGAGATTCCCAATTTGAACCCGAAAGCCATTTCAACAAAGGACCTCCTGCTGAGGATTCATAAGGAGATTAAGCAGTCCTCAACCGATGAGGTTCCAGAGGGCTGGCTGACCTCGAACGAGATCGCCCGTGAGATGGAAAAGGCAATCTCCACGACCTCCCACTTCCTTGCCGATGCGGTCCGCGCTGGCAAGATGGAGTCGCGCAGATTCCGCATTAGGACCCTTGGCAAGGTCGCCTCAATCCCCCACTACCGCCCAATCAGAAAGGGCTGACCAATGAACAACAAGGAAAGGCTTGCCATCGAGCGGTGGCTGGGTGGAGTGTCGGCCAATGGGCTTGCCCACCAACGACTTGCCGCGACCCACTTACTGCGTCTGCTTGAGCGAGTGCCTGCCGATGAGGGAGGACAGCCTGGAGTGCTCGACGGCCAACCCGTATCTGGACGAGACGACGGGGACATCAGCGAATCCTGAGGAGGTGGCTAGCTGGGTTTTCGATCCACCCGACTGCGACTAGTCCTCATCTTCAGCGTCCCACTCGTCCTGCTTCTCCAGCCGGGATTGTTCTCGCTGCTTGTCCACCCATTCCATCGCGGACCCTAGCTGGGCGAAGTAGTTGCCGGAACCAACGGTGAATGACTCAGTGGACCCGTTGTTCTCCCGGGTAGCAATGATGCGGACGGAGCCGAAGTGTTCCCCCAGCTTGGCGGCCACAGCGGTCATCATCGCCATCAACTGGTTGCGCTCGTTGTCGTCTTGTTGGTCGGCAGTCATCGGAATAGTCCTTTCAGGAAGTCTGGCATTGAGCTATTCGCCCCATGAATGGGCTCGGCCCCGTCCTCACGCCCTTGACGATAGGCGCTTTCAAGGAGCCGCTCCAGCGAATCCCAGTGGAGGGTGAGCTTCCTCCCCACCATGGAGGGGTTGTTGCGCTCCACAGATTCGAGGTAGTCCTGGAAGGTTTTCATTATGGCTTTTGGATGATAGTGATGTCCGGAACCAACTCCTCAAGGATTTTGGAATACTTTTTCCAGTCGCCACCACCAAGTCCGCAACCCATCTTGTAAGGCGCATAGATGGGGGCCGATTGTAGTGTGTCGCAAAATCCAAGGGCTGTCCGGACGGCAGGCAGGCAAGTATTTGGGCCGGGGTATGTCTGTCCAAACACATGGAGTATCTGAACAGCCCCGGCCAGCTCACTAAGCAGGCTTGTCCCAAGCAATGATTCAGGATTGTGGCGGCGGGACTCACACAGGGACAAGTAGCCGAAGAATGCGGAAGGGAATTGGCGCCTCAGAGCACCGGCAAGCCCGCCGGTTGCACCGATGCAGTTCACTTGATGAAGGATTATGCCGCGCTTCACCTTTAGAATGTCTCCGATGATGATTTTCATAGGCTTTCCGCACTTACAATCCCACCCACCTTTCCGGACGCCACCAACGCAATGGCCCGGTTCAACCTGTCGATGGAATCGTCATTTTTCAGGATCGTGTCGATTGCGCCGGCCTCATGGAGTTCCTCCACCCACCGTCGTTCCTGGTCCGTGTGAGGCTTGCCACCGGGTCGGACCACCTCAACCAGCACACCACCGCGGTCCCGCCATTCACGCGCCTCCTGAGCCCGGCAGAGGCGACTGTTGACGCATCTGGATGGCAGGGTTGAGAAGAACAGCCGGTTCACCTCATCGTAGCGGTAAATCCCGTAGTCCTCCAGCAGGGCTCGAAGGTTCGGCTTCACCTCATCGTCCTGCGTGAACGGGTCCACCCCGCACAGCTTCACCAAGCTCCACCCGTAGGCGATCTCGGAGATGCGGAGCTGGTTGCGGCCGGTGTCCAATAGCCAGTCCCGGAAGAAGCGGAAGGTTGTCGGCCCCGCATCCCTCACCAACCCCTTGATGATGTCCCCGAAGGCCCTCCGTTCGTAGCCCAAGGATACGAGGTGGTCTGCGGCGGTATCCTTCCCTGAGCGGGAGTAGCCGGTGAGGGCAATCAGCGGGATTTCTTTGGCTTCTGTTTTTCCCATAGCAGTTGGTTCAGTTTGCGGTAGACGGAGAGCTTGAATCGTTCGGGACTTCCGTAGTCACCCTTGGCTTCCCGCATGAGTTGGTCGTAGTCGTCAGGGTTGATGGGTTTTCCAGCGTCAACGGAGGCGATGGCTTCCGCAGCGGTCACAGGTTCGTGTGGGCCGCGATGGGATTACACAGGGTTGAGGCTGCCCACGCGGAAGATGGGGCTGTGAGGGAGGCCCAAAAAAGTCGATGGCGAATCACGGTCCGCCATTGCTTGACCTGAAGCGGGGGCATCATCCCGTTCTTGTCAGGCTTACGGTTCCTCACCATCCACTCACTGCCCGCCTCGGCGAGGATGTCCAGATCGGCAGGCAGGAACTTCATCGACCCGTGGTTGACAACCTCCTCCAGCTCCACGGGGTTGATGGGGGTTTCGTGGGCGATGGTTTCTGGACGTGGAGTTCCAGCCCGGATGTGGGCGAGGAGGGATTCTACGGCCCCTATGGTTTCGGGGTTGAATGTCATTCCCCATCCTCCCACTTGCCGAGTGTGCGAAGGAAAGCCTCGCAATGCTGGGCCGCTGTGGCATTCAGGATTGCCCAGCAGTCGCCCTCTTGCGCCATCCAGTAGTCCCCGGCGAGCGGGCACAGCTTCAGGACATCAAGCCCGAGGGTTTGGATGAACAGGATTCTTTGGGTTGGTTCCATCGCCTCCCGCATTTCCGCACAGGCGTTGAGGTCGTTGGGGTAGTCGGGCGGAGTGTCGTAGACCTGATTGATTTCCGGATGGCACCAGTGGGGATCGCCGTGGTCTTGGGTTTTATACATCCACCCACACAGCTTCGCGATTTCGATTCTTTGTTTGTCAGCTTTCATTTCCCAAGGGCCTTTCTGATTTGTCGCACCCGCTCCCGGCTCAGCTTGTATTTCTTGGCAAGGTCCACATCCCTCAGCGACCAGTCCCACCCCTCCCGCCTGTTGTTCTTGGATAGGCCGGGATGGGCACGATACATCAACGGGTTGGGTTGCTGGAGGGCCTTCCGCCATCTCCATACGGTGGTGGGGCTGCATCCCAGTTTGCGGGCAAGGACGGAATCCTGGAGCTTCCAGTCCACCTTGCTCATGTAGTTGCGACCGAACTTCATCGGCGGAAAAACTGCGTCCGATCCCAAGGAATGTCAAGTTGCCTATTGACAACTTCCGTCATCCGACCCAACCTCACGTCGTCAACAACGGTTCAATTCAAAATCACAATGACTACCACAAACCCATTCATCCCCGGAGCCGGGGCAAATTCAGGCCCCTCGGTCGAGCCTGGCGTCCACCCCGCAGTCTGTGTCGGACTGTTCGACATCGGCACCCACATCGACGAGAAGTTTGGCAAGACCAAGCGCAAATACGTCCTCCAGTTTGAACTCCCCGACCAGCCCCCCGTCAAGCGGGACGGCCAGCCGGACGAGCCCCGCTGCCTGAGCAAGACGTTCACCGCCTCCATGCACCCGAAGGGTATGCTGCGTCCCTCCATCGAGAGCTGGTTTGGAAAGTCGTTCCCGTCCGACGAGGTGGCCAACGCCTTCGACGTGAGCAAGCTGGTGGGCCGGCCCTGTCAGGTTAATGTCCTCCATGAGGACAGCAACGGGAAGACCTACGCCAACATCACCGCGATCCTGCCCGCCCCTAAGGGCCAGCAGATTGTCGCCAAGTCCATCCCCACAACCTTCACCGTCGCCCAGCTTGAGTCCCCCGAGGACTTGAAGGTGGCCGAGCTGCCTGAGTGGCTGGAGAAGAAGGTTGTCGCGAGCGAGGAATACAAGAAGCTCGTCGCCGCAGGTTCCACGTCCCAGACCGAACCGGACGACTGGGCCTAGTCCACAATCCCGCTGACAGGCCGGGTAAGGACCTGTCTCTCAAGTTCAGCGCATCCAGAAATGGGTCGTGGCTAGACGGAAGATACTTCTCAACTGGATTCCATCCGATTCGCGAGTCGGAATCACTTGTGTCAACACAAGCTGGATGAAGGTGATGTCGAAATGCTTCCAGTGCGCTGAACTTGGGGTTGTTCAATGAGGGGCGGGAGATGCACTTACTAGTTAGTCATCAAAAGCAGCGACCTGACTCAATCCCATCCAATTAACGCCAATGAAAACAAGCGAGAACAGAGATCATCGGACTGATCACCGATTCGGGTGCGACCCCCGGCGCTTGTGGTGCGGGCTAAACGCCTGACATTGGCCCAATTTGTCCTCCCCGTGTGGGGCGGATACCCTCAGGAAGCGGTGTTTCTGGACAGTTACTACGTGGAATGGGGGTTTTACTTTTGACTGACAAACTACAAATGGAAGACCAAATCAAAATCGGCGACCGGGTGGAGAAGTTCACCGGGGATTACCAACTCACGGGCGAGGTTCGCTCCGTATTCACCACCAAGGCGGGGAAGACCCGGTATGTGGTGGAGCATGATCCGGGATTCCTCCACATCTACGGGCCAACCAACATCCGCAAAATCAACTGACCTATGGAATCAGCAAACTCAGACTACGCCGTCTTCGACATCGAAACCTCCCCGCTCCCCGAGGAGCAACTGGCCGCCTCCATGCCGGAGTTCAAGGCCGCCGCGAACCTCAAGGACCCCGAGAAGATCAAGGCATCCATCGAGGAGAAGAAGGAAGCCTACATCCGCGACGCAGCCCTATCCCCACTGACCGGCCGCATCCTGGCAGTCGGGGTTCGCAAGCCCACCGGGGACCTCCTGATTGCCCACGGGGAAGATGAGGCGGACATCCTGAAGAAGGTGGTTACCCAGCTCCGGCTATACATCCAGCAGCAGATTCCGATTGCCGGGTTCAACATCAAGTTCGACCTTCAATTCATACGGTTCAGGTGCGCCGTCCACTCGATCCACTGCCAGAATCTGATAAGCAGATGGAAGGGGAGGGCATTCTGGAATGAAAACTTCATCGACTTGATGGACGAGGTGACAATGGGTAGGGAGAAGTCTGGAAACGGACTCGACGCAGTATGCAAGGCTTTGGGCATAAAGGGTAAAACTGGAAGCGGGGCATATTTTGCCCAGCTTTACAAAGATGCCCCAGAGTCCGCGCTCGACTATCTCCGGAATGACATCAGGGCGACAGCATCTGTTTACGAAAGACTGATGACTTGACAGCCAAGCCGCTTGGCTATTTACTCAATGAATGACGAAGCAAGAAAATACCTCTCAGAAATTGGGAAAAGGGGTGGTCTTTCAAAATCTCCAGCAAAGTCCTT